TTCACTTGTTTTCGCATTGGTGGCAGACGTAGCGGCAGCGGTTGCTTTCGTCGTGGCGGTAGTTGCCGCAGTTGTTGCCTCTGTGACCTTCTTGTTTACTTCCGTCACTTTCGTTGCAATTTGCCCGGCTGTCTGAGTTATACTACTTTCCTTTGTCGTCACCTCTTCCAGTATAGTTTCAGCACTTTCAGCGGCTTTTTGAGCATTCGTTGCAGAAGTAGCCGCGGCAGTGGCAGAGCCAGCAGCAGCGGTAGCCTTTTGCCCCGCGGTCGTTGCGCTACCGGATGCGGCGGTAGCGGATGAAGCAGCAGCGTTGGCTTTCGTCGTTGCTGTTGATGCTGAACCGGATGCAGATGTAGCGGAAGAAGCTGCGGCAGTGGCTTTTGTTGTTGCAGTACTGGCAGAGGTAGACGCAGATGTTTCACTCTTCTTTGCATTGGTTGCCGCGGTAGTAGCCTCTGTTACTTTTGTACTTATAACACCCTCACGAATTTCAAACTGTGTTTCTACATTGGTAATACGTGTATCAACATCTTCCGGCGCAGGCGTCCAGTCAGTAGCTTTATTACCTAATTCCAGTTTAACGTTGTCGAGATAAAGAGTAGTAGCAACACTGAACACAAACCCCAACAGACGGGAATTTTCATTTGTATTATTCTTGAATACGACACTGTACCTCTTTTTCTCTGTACCAATTTGAACAGAGCCGCCATACGTTGGGTGTGTGAAATAATTAGCCCTAAAGTATAATGTACACGCCTTCAAAGAATAAGCATCAAACGATATAGTGTAATCACCAGCTACATTGAACGAATAAGGCGCAACGTACCAAGCAGTATTCCAAGAATTATTTAACTCCGCGGATGTCCTACCTTGCAACCCGACAATTTTTAATTCAGAGTTTTCAATAGATAAGGTGTAATTCTTATCTTGGGAACCCAGCCATTTAGATAAGGAGTTTTCAGAAAAATCAGAATTGGCAAGTAAATTACGCCCACCTACTTGAACGGAAGCAATGCTATCATTGATAAACTCCTCTACCTTCTTGCCCGATTTAAGAACAAAGGTACCTTTCAAATAAACATTTATTCCATAAAAGCCAATGCCGGATAAGACTCCAAATACCGCATCGGTTATGCCGCTCAGATTACCGGTGCGCGTTATTAATTTACCTGTGAGGGAAAAAGAGTTGATAGCATCATAATCGTCTCGATAAGGTGCCGTGTCGCCAACGGCACAATCAATCTGCGCTTTCTGACGGGCGGCAACGGTTCGGTTGCCAAGTACCGCTACATCATCACCTGCTGCCGGAGTTGCGCTGCTTACTTCACAATCAGTTTTCGACAGATTGAAATATCCTTCACCAGCAGACGTGACAAGCCGCCAGTAACGCTTTATAGACTTCCCTGTAAATGTCTGACAAAGCACTTGATCACCCTGCACGAAATCATCCGTGCTGTCATGCTCGCATTTCCAATAAGTCCCGCCGTCGGTAACCTTCACCAACTTTCCACCGGCTGCCGAACGAATAATCATACCACCCTGATGAACAATTTTTTGAACGACCAGTTCGAAAACGGAAAAGATCTTGCGAACAACTAAGTTATCAATCTCCATATTCCAGTCACCACCAAGGGTTTTATATATCTTCATACCCTCACCGGAGAATCCGGAAACGAAACTTTCAGATGATACGTAGTCCTTTACAACCGTACCCATTAGTGTAGCTACATGAGAAACACTCAGATCATACATGTCGGCAAGCGATTGAACCAGGAGGTTGAGAGTCGTAATTTTCTGCGAAATCGTAGCATTCTTACCGGATATGTTTTCTTTCGCGGTAACATTCTTACCGGATACAGTATTAGAGGCAGTGATATTTTCGCCCGCTACACTTTCGGATGCTAACACATTCTTCCCTGAAACGGTTTCAATGGCATCAAGCATATTCGCCGATACTGTACCTATTGCATCCACATTCTGAGCAGAAACAGTTTCAGAAGCTGATATATTTTGCCCTGAGATACTCTCAGAAGCCGTAACATTTTTACTTGAAACAGTTTCCGTAACATCTACACTTTGAGCAGATACACCGCCAGATGCTTCAATTATATCGGTCTGTATTCCATTTTCTACATATAATCCGCCTAGCAGCTTCAGCAGATGCTTTGTCTCATCCGGTCCTGTCTTGGATAAAAAGTACTTCTTCAGCTCCTCAATATCTATACTCTTATCCTTCAACCCTTCATTCAAAAATGCGAGCACTGCCGCTACATGACGGTTGGAGACACTGTTCTTAAGTATCGCTTTGTCTATATAGTCAATTAGCTGGTCAATTACTTCCTGTTGCTGTGTCATATCAGTTAAATTCGGGTGTGAATTGTTCGGTATGTATGCGCGGGGATCCGAAATCATCATCCAGGAGTGATCCGGTATGATGGTGTTCTGACTCTGCAAAACGCAATGTTAACTTGATGCTTTCCGGAGTGGTGGCACGTGCGGCGGATGCCAGGTTATCAGCCGTAGCGATGACCTTGATATTGCGGCCATCCAGTCCCAAGATCTTGATATCATCTGACGACAGCATATCTATAAGATATACGAGTTCTTCCGGTGATCGATATCCGGAGTCTACTTTTAATGTGCCGGTACCGGATTGGCGTTCACGGGCTTCTACATAATCATCCACCAATTCATCATATACGAAGTATGTTTCTTCGTCCGCTGCCTTGTGCTCGATGGAACCGATACCGGTGACCTCGATACGTTCGTAGGCTCCGTAGGAGTTCAGGAATTGAAGCAGATAACGTTCTCGCGAGACAGTTCCCGGAGTGATTACAATAGTACAGGCTTTTATCTCTCCGGAATAAATATCAAAGACGGATGCCAGAACATGACTCGTTTCAAACAGATTCTTCCGGAGGCGGTACAAGTTGAGTGCGACAGGATCTCCGGTTGTACCGGGTAGGGTAGTAGTGATTCCGGAAGCGACGACTTTCAGCTCTCCATCCGGATAAATAAACGGAATCGGCAAAAGCTCCGTTTCCCGTAAGGTGAAGATACGTCCGGTTCCGCGGGTAGTCTGGAAAAAGTTTCCTTCTGAGTTGAGCAGCTTCCAGGTGAAGATATTACTGTTTTCGTCATTTAGTCGGCGAAGTGTCCGTTTACTGACTCCGCCGATCAGGGCTTTCAGTGTCAGCGTCACTTCTCCACCTTCCGTATTAGTGACTGCGATGGTGATATCTTTAGCGCTACCGGTGGCGCTGATCAGCACGTCAACGGATTCATTATATAAAGTAGCCGGTTGCACGATGGCGGCAAGTATATCTTGTATGAAGATAGAGAAATCACCCTCACCGCTGCCGGTATAAACAATATTATTTCCTTCCTTGATAACATAAGTGGCCAAAGAAGTGGTATTGACAGACAACTTGATAGGGTTCCCGGTCAGTGCCATGGTTGCAGGGTATATATTAGCGGTTAGACTCATAACGGAGTGTAGGTTGATAAGACAATATTTTCAGATACGGATATCGTACAGTTACAATAAGTAATCAGAAACACATCACGTTCCGGAGTCGGTGTTGTGATGAATGCGAACAGGTCGTCGGTAATGGCGATATTGTTTCCCGAATACCGGCGATAAGCGGTCAGTAACACATCCGTATTACTGACCTGCATGGCTGTTATGTTTTTGCTGTTAATCATGGTGCAAAGATGAGAACTGAAGGCGGAGACTAAAAGGACAACTTAAATATGGTCTGCCTTGATCCATAGATTGTATTTGAATTCAAAATGTACGCCTCCGTACTCCTTTTCTTCATAGATGGGGATCCCCTGGCTGGTGTAGTTTTTGACCACTCTGATTTTATAATATAGGTCGAAACTGTAGTTTACCTGCTTGATGAAATGGGTTCGTGTATTATCGTAATCGTCTTTGGTCGGTACGGTGAAAGGTATCTCAACATCGGAGGTTTCGTCGCTGACTTCATTCTTTCGGTTGACACCGATCCAGGTTGCTGGTGGTTTGACTGCAGTCTGCCATTGCCGTATCTGCTCGCCGCAAACAGAATTATATACTGATTCCCGGTTATTAAAGAGGACCCATTTATAAAGCTGCGCTATAGTATGAATGCCTTGTTCCTTATCAAGATCATAAGGCTTGAGTAATTTGATAGTCCGTAAATTTACGATAGCCGGCAAACTGAAATGCAGCGGTAGCTGGTACCTCTGTGTATCGACTAAAAGCCGTTGGCCATCAAAAGCGACAGGGGTACTGAAATCAGCATTCAAGAGCTGCTTGTGTTCCAGGTGTAATTTGGCTTCAATAGTGTGGTTAGCATGTCTCAGAATCGCATCGTAGCCTTTCCAGAAGCGGTTGAATAATCCGTTTTCTCCGACGAATGTCATCGAGATATCATAGGTGTGTCCGTTCTTGTCAACAACCTGGCCGTTGGGTCCATAACATCGGGGACTACCACAGGGGCGTGCTGTTGGCAGGGAGAAGCAAAAACAGAGTGGAGACGTGTTTTCTGACTTTTCCGAGAGGTTTACATCAGAGCTTGAGATATTGGTATACCGGTGGATCTTGTTGAATAGATAGGCAGGGCATTCATAGTTGTTATCCGGATCCTCCCACTTAATAGGTAGGCATTCGTCTACGGATGAGATATCTTCGTAGTCTATGTTAGACTCCTTATCCCAGGGAAAGAAGTCTAATGATACTACTTCAAGCTTCTGTGTGCGAAGGTTACGCACGCAATAAGTACCATCCCTGTTGGTATAGCTCAGATATCCGTCCTTCCGGTCTCCGACAATATGCCCGTATGGTTTGAGGAACTTATCAAGGGAGTCGGCTGAAGGAGAAGCGACTAACAGCGGATATGGGCCACTGATCGAAGTTGCTGCAGACAATTTCAATTGTTTGGGGGTATTGTAATTCATGATAGGTTCGGCAGCCTTCAGTTTAGACCAGTCTTGTGAAGCCGGAGAAGTGATAATGTCCTTGATGAACCTGAGCCGTACAGTCTTTGTCTTTCCATCGATGAAATAGACCATTCCAAAGCGGCAGTAAAGCGCCTGCAGGAATTCGTTTATCGTGCAATCCGGTATGAGGTCCGAATAGTCGATAAACCCTTTGACACAACAGTCTGCAGCATTGTTAAGTACAACCAGACGTGCGAGCTGCGGGTGTGTGGTGAATGGGTTCTCTGTGACACGATATCCAAAAGTGCTGAAGATATAATCAAGCAGCCAGGACACTTTCAGAAAAGGAGTGATCCCGTAACCGATGGGTACTGAAGTGGCGACAGCTTCACTGTTCATCAGATAAGTTTCTGTCCGGGCGGCACCGTTTAATTTGTATTTTTCACCTTCTTTGATGATAGAGTTTAGGTATTCCGGATAATACACGTCTGCATCATTTTCTTTGGTTCCCGGTATGGCTACGCAGATCTGGAAGACATGGAACGGAGTATCTGTCTTTCGGTCATTCATAATATCATCGAGGTAGGCGATAACGTCTTCAACTCCATTTTCCGGACTATACTTCGGTAGCCCTTCAAAAGATCGCAGGGTTACGGAGTTCCAGATATTGTAGATTTCGGACTCGTCAAAGCCGATATTCGAGACAATGCCGGTACTATGCGAGGCTTGCGTGATATTCATTTTTCCGATCCGGTGGTAGATGCCATCGGACACGGTGACCCGTGCATCTTCAACCGGTGCCTGATCAGTGTCCAGACGGTTGATATGATTAATCAGGCGAAGGTTATTTTTTGATGTCGGTATTGTGGTGGCGATGGATTGCGATCCCTGGTCATTGAATACAGGTGAAGTATCTTCGATTTCAATATTGAAATCAGAAGGCAGGTCGAAAGTTCCAGATTGAGTAGTGATCTTTACTGACATGGCTATTTGTTTTGTTTGGTAAATGCTTTTTTTGATTTTCGGTCCAGTTCTTCAGCGTCTCGCAGATCCCGGAGTACAACGTAGGCTTTCAGATGTTTCAAAGTGGCAATAAGTGAGCGCAGCTCTGCGATCAGTTGGTTGATCTTACCTTCATCTTGAGAGGTTGTTTCCGGGGTAGGTGAGGAGGTAGCATTGTAGGATTCTGTCTCTACCGGTGTGTAGTTTCCAGCAGCTCGTTGCGGTACCCGACCGCTCCGGGCATCTTGGATCGCATCGATTACCAGCGGATAATTAACATGCTTCTGCAGACGGGCGAGATCTTCCGCATTGATAATAAGTTCGTCTCCACGCTCTGATATCAGAGCCGTTTGGCGTACAATACCGGTAGGAGCCGGACCGATATAAGGCACATCCCGATAGGTTTTCCCGTCGTCTTCACCGATAACGTCATAGTTACCGGATGCCCACTGTCTAACGGTCACGTTGGCGGTTGGAATCTTGTTTTCGGTATCAGAAGCGGAGCTGGAACTTTTCTTTCCACCGATCAAGGCTTTCAATCCGGCACGAGCTGCAGCAATCGTTCCGCCGATAACAGCAGCCAGGGCCGCACCGGTTGCGATACCTAAGAAACCTTTGCTACCTATTTCACGGGCTTGGGCTTCTGCGATGGTGGTGATACCGATACCGGTTAATCGTATCAGTTCTGCGTCAATCATGGTGGTTAGTACATCAAAGACGATATCGACCATAGAGTCACCGAAGTTTGCCAGGGCGTTTTCCTGCCCGGCGATAACGTTGCCTATTGCTTCTCCGAAACTGTTGGCATACTGCATCATGGCGGTGTGCTGTTGTTTACCGCTATTCAGTTGTTTTTTTGCAAGATCTGCAGCAATCTTTGCTTCTCTGTCGGCTGCCTTTTTCCGTTCGCTAAGTTCTTCCTGGATACACTTCATTTTGAAGTCTAAAAGCTGCTCTTCTATGCTCTTCCTGGCATCGGCATCCATTCCGGCAATCTCAAGAGAACGTTGCAGGTGCATGATGGCCAGTTGTTCTTTAGCGTCTTCGTAATCCTTTTCAGTCTTCAGGTTTTCATCACTTTGGGATATGAAGAGTTCTTTCAGATCACGTTGCTGTTTCTGATACAGCGTCTGTTCCTCTTCGATGGCCAGGTCAACAGCTTTTTTGCGCTCCTGAATCTGTATATCTCCGAGCTGCTTTTCAGCATCGGCTGCTTCCGAAGTTCCCTTGCCGGCGATATTGATAACTCGTTTGAAATGTTCTTTTTTCAGATCCAGCATTTTGGTTTCATACTGTTTTTCGGTTTTCAGTTCTTCGCTGTGTCCTTCCGCATATATTTTCTTGATATCTGCCTGTTGTTTATCATAGAGTATCTTTTCTTTTTCCAAAGCAGCTTTGCGGGCTTTTTCTGCTTTCTTTTCATCCGGATCTGTTTTCGGTTTGGCGGTAGGGGTTATTACGACTTCTGGTAAGACATTAACGGGATCTTGTTTCTTTTTCTGGGGGGTACCGATAAACGGGTTCATTTCTTTCTTTGTATTGTTAACCCGTTTGACCATCTCTTCTATTTTCTCTACATAATCTTCTATTTCATCTTCGAGGTCATTTACTGGCAAATAGCGACCTTTAAAGTTTTTGGTTCTTAAAACCTCCATAATAGAGGCAGTAGTTTCTTTTACTGAATGACCGCTTTCTATATATTTATCGACTGTAGTAGTGAGTCCCTGTAACAAAGGATTTAGTTCTGATTCTGGTAACTCCTTTGCCAGTATCTCGCGTATGTCATTCATCTGCTTTATTCTTCCTTCAAGAGTATCGCTATGTATAAAATCGATCTTTTCCTGAAGGGCTTTTTGAGCAAAGTTTTGACTCATGGCTTTATTGATATCCCGGTATGCCTGTTCAATATCTTTCAGAGTACTGTATTCGTTCAACAGATTAGGGAGATACTGCCCGTATTTAGTATTGATTTCCTCGATGAGTTCTTTGCGACGTTGGGTTTTATCGGCTGCTGACTTGGTAGTATCAATTAAGACTCTCAAGTGTCGGCGCTCTTCCTCACTTTGTTCCAAAAATGATTTAACAGCTTCCTTAGCGTCATTCGTACGGGTAGCAAACTTGTAGATAGCCATACCCGCACCGACAACTAAAGAGGCTATTAATCCGAACAGGTTGCCTTTCATGGCAGTGTTCAAGGCTTTAAAGGCAGCAACGGCCAATTTTATATTTCCTGTTAGGGCATACTTTGCCAATGATAAAGCCAACGTTCCGGCCAAAAGAGCTTTTTGTCGGATAATCGTCAACTGATCCGTTGCCAGGCTTGCCAGTTTTGCTTCCCGGAGTTTATTTTCATAAAATGCCGCTAACTTATTAGCGGTGTAGTATGTAACGATGAGAGTAGTCAAGACCGAAATCGTTCCCATATTCCGGGTGATAAAGTCAACCAGCTTGATAAACTTGCTTCCCCAGCTCACAACACCGTTGATAGACTGGATAATCGCCGGGTTCAACTTCTCCATCAAGGCAATACCCATTTCGTTCATCTTATTTTTAGCCTGGTCAAGTTTGGCGGCTGCCGTCGCTGATTTTATGGCTGCCTGGTCAACGGCAACAGTCGTACCGGTGACGGCTTCGGTGTAGTATTTCACTTTCTCAGCTTCGTTGATCAGAACGCTGGCGACGTTATAACCTTCCTCGCCGAACTGTTTTTTTATCTGCGCGGCAGAGAGCTGCTTTTGTTGCAGGTTGTTGAGTGCAGTTTCCAGTCCTACTATTTTGGGATTGGTTTCGTCAGCTCCGGTTTGCAGGGTTAAGAAGAACTTCTTCAGCCCGGTACCGGCAATTTCATCTTTGATACCTTTCTCGGCCAAAGTTTCAATGGTACCGACTAATTGTTCTATAGGGATATTGGCGGAAGAAGCGGCAACACCGGACTTTGTGACAGCTTCAGTAACGGATTCAACGCCGGCAGCGCCAAACTTGGAACCGGCGGCCATAACATTAGCATATCTTCCCGCTTGGTCTGCACCGTCTCCGTATTGGTTGAGTGATAAGGTTACAGCATCGACGGCATCTTTCAAGGTCATTCCGGAAGCGGATGCCAGGATAAGAGTTTGTTTCGTAACTTCTGCCAGTGCTTCTTTGTCTTCTAACAGCTCCGGTTTGGCAGAACCTACCAATTTATAAGCATCCAGTATCTCGGTTGCAGACTGCCGGATCCGGATGCCGCTTTCGTCCATAGCGGTAGATAATCTTTTCGCTTCCTGTTCCAGCCAGTTGACGCTGGCATCATCCAGTCCGGTGAGGGCCTTTACGTCGGCTTTGGCTTCTTCACGTTGGTTGCGTTTTTCCCGGAGTTGGTTTAGCTTGAGTGTTACACCGGTGATGGCGGCAATACCGGCTGTTACAACGGCGGCATATTTATTAAAGATGCCAATAGCTTTGCCAAAGGTTGTGCCCTGGCATCCGACTTCTACACGCATAGCTTGTTGGGCACGTGTCACGGCTTCGGTTACACGACGGTTTTGTTCCAGGGCGGCAGTGTATTGCGTGGTTCCTGGTGTGGCTTCGCGCAAGTTCTTACGTACCTGCGCTTGTACGGCAATGAGTTTCGTGTAAGATGATCCGGAGAGGTTGTTTAATACCGCTTCGGTTTCCTGTACTTTGGCTTTGTAGTTCTGCAGGGTTCGGTTCTTAGCTTCCAGCTCTTTCTTTAGCTTCTTACTTTTACTCTCGTAGTTAGCTTCGCTTTTATTGAGATTGGCGAGCTTTTCTTCCAGCTTTTGGATAGCTGCTTCAACAGTTGCAGCCCCTTGCGCTGCAGGGGTACCGTCGATATAAATTTTAATGCTGCGATTTAGGTCATTATTTGCCATGAGGTCAGGTTATTTATCTATGAATATTCTGGTAGCGTCGATCAGCATGGTGTCGAAATACCTTGTTACAATGTCGGCGAGTTCCGGGAGACGGTTTCGCACAACGGGATCAAACCATTCAAATGCGTTGCGGTTACCGGTGCCCTGGCTGGCATTCAGAGAATTGGGGTTTGTGTGCTTTACGATTCCGGTACTCACTTCAATTCCATTGATCGTTTTTAGCTTGGTCCAGTTGGAGCCGATAGTTCCTCCCTGGCTGCGTCCGGCTCCTTTATGGATGTAGATGCCATGGCGTGGAAATGAAAAGCCAAGTTGGTTAATGATGCCATATTTATCGGTGTAGGCTTTAGGGTGAAGTTCCCGGGCTATGCGCATACTTCGGGAGGCAATGGTAGCGCGAAGCTGTGCGGCTACGGAGTTTTGCCAGGCGTTAATAGCATTATTGTATTCTACCACACGATCAGCGTCTTGAGCCATTGAATAGCGTTCGGTTTCGGAGATGGTTTCAAGGCGAATAAGGCTTGATGCTCCGGTCCCAGAGAGGCTGTTTTGCTTGCGCTTGGCTGCATTGTATCTTCGTGCTGCACTACGGGCGTCTCGGGTGTTTTTGTAGTATCCCATAGCTATGCATTCCAGAAGGTTGTGTCAATAAAAAAGTCTTCAGCTTCACGTAGGGTGAAGGTGAGCATACAGCCGTAAAAGTTATCACCTATCGGGCCGATACCATTGATTTGCGTATTGCGGTCGATGGCATAAGAGAGTTGAGGATCCTGAAATAATGCGTTCCGGATTTGTTTGCATACAGGGCGGCATTCTTCAAAAGCAGAAGTGATGGTTTGAGGTCGGTCGGATATCGTATTCTTAGCAACGATGAAACTATACTGCAGGGCATCGTTTAAGCCGTCGCCTCCGTTATCCCGGGAGTCAGACTCGTACCCATTGACGGCTATCAGGATCATACCGGTTACACTGGATAACTTATCATCCAGGTTATACAGGTCTTCCAGTCCGAAGGCTTCAAAGAAACGGGGCTTTTGGGGTGTGTGGCTGATAGGCTTCAGCCTGATGGCGAGCTGTTCGCCGTATGAAAAGTGATTGTAGATGTCCATAACAACACAAGGGTTTTAGGTTATGGACACAAAAATAGCCCGCACGGGGCGGGCTATAAAGGACAAATATTTAGCGGATTATTAGTCCGGCATTACCATGACCAGGAACAAGATAACAACGACTATGCTCCAAACCATTTTCCAAAAAAATGATTTGGTGGTTTTGATCACACCGATACCGATGGTGACGATCCCGGATAAAGCTAATATCGTTATCATCATGTTTCCTCCTTTTCTTCAGGCAGCAAGATACGAATTAATTCGGATAATTTGGCCGCTGCGAGTTGTTTTTCATCCATGGGGGTCGTTGGATCCAGTAGGGTGCTAATAAGTCGGAGAGCTTCTTTGCGATTCATACTGCACCTCCTTCCGGGATAAAGGTTGAAATCATATCTTGCATACATAATAATTCTTGTGCAAGTTTGAGACGTTCTTCAGCGTTGCCGTAGCATTCACCGTTAACGACACAGTAAAGCGCTTTGCGTATGGTGGTGTTCCATAATTCTGCGCCACCGGTTTGCAGTCCGTTGACACATTCAACGACTTCCGGAGTGAGGGTTATGTTATTTGCCATGTTCGCCCCCTTTCTTGTTTTGGCGTACTTTGTAAAGGCAATAGGCGGTAACCAGGAAGCACGGCGGAAAGACAAATCCGGCGCAAATAGAGAAGATAACCGCAACATACCAGCGGTCAGTGTCAGTTTTCACTTCGCAGTCGGTTAGGCTGCGGAAATAACGCTCTTGGAGCGTGTTTACGTTCTGCGTGGAGCGGAACGAGGGCACGAAAGATTCAGTGCCGGGGAGTTGATTTTTCATATACGAAACACTTGTGTTAGCAATGGTAGGAATAAAAGAACGGCTACCAAACCCGTTGCTAACACAAGTGATTCAACCCCGCCGAAGCGTGAGGAACAATTGTCGGGAATGATAGCCGTATCTGTATGATGACATACTTCTACGCAAGTCTTTGTTCGTATATGAATACCATATTCCTGATGTCAGGAAGATGATACCTATGGGCACAAAAAATGCCCAATTTCGTGGATTGGACAATAAGCCGTTTGTCCGGTCGGGGTTGAAGTTAAAAACAAGTCAACCACTTGTGTTAGCAGTGCAAAGATGGGGATAAAAATTGTAATAGCCAAAAAAGTTAAGAAGAATCATATCGGATATGATATTATATTTGTTTCACAAAACCATGTGATAACCGAAATGATCTGTTTTTAACTATTTTGGGAATACGGCTAAAAGAAAAGCGGAGCATAGCCCCGCTTTCTATAATTATATAGATCGTAAAAATTCATCTTCAGATAATATTTCTAAGTCTGCACCTTTTTCTATTAGTTTAATAGCTTTTTCTTGTTTACTACTCATTCCGTCTTCTCCAACAATACGGTAGTCTTGTTGTCCAACAACAAGGAAATTTGTTTCTCTGTTAACCCCGTTCTGGTTGAATCCGCCTATATCAGCTATTATCTGTTGTGCATCTGTACGTTTCATAGCTGAAAGTGCTCCTGTGAATACAACATTTTTTTGATAGAAAATGGATTCAGGGTTATTCTTAGACTCATCACCTATAATTTGTTTGGTTCGGGCTGCCTTGTTGATACGCTGGCAGACAGAAGACAAATAACCATCATGATTAAATTCTCCAAAAAAGAACTGAAATTTGTTTTCTATCTCTGCGAGTTCCTCACCGGATAGAGCCTCTTTGGTAAAGTCAACTCCTTTTTCTTGTGCTGCTAATAAAACGATTTCTGCGCATGCTCTTGAATCTTCTCCAGCATCGTGTTCTCCGGGCATAATGCCCAATTTATTGCATAAAGAAGAAAGAGAATAAGACGGTTCTCCTGGCCATACTCTTCGAGAGACAGCTAAGCTACATCCAAAGAATAATGAAGGAAAAGGCAAATTATAGCGTGAGAGTGTTGCTATCAGTGCTTTAATGTCAAAATTTGCATTGTGTGCAAAAACAATGTTTCCAACTTTTTCATCACCTAAATATGGGGTAATAGTAGGCCATAATTCGGCAAATGTAGGCTTATCCTTTACCATCTCTTCTGTTATTCCATGTATTCGTACATTGAAATCGTCGAAGAAAGTTTCAGGGTTGATTAACCATGATTTGACATCTTTTATTTTGCCACCCTTAACCGTAGTTATTCCCAATTGGCAAACGCTGTCTCGATATTGATTTGCTGTTTCAAAATCAATTGTGATAAAATCAAATATTTCCATATTGCATAGTATTTTAGAATGTATATGCCAGCCCGCCACCGGTACCGGTAGGGAACAAACGCACACTTCGTCCGGCTTTTAGTTTGTAGTTTATAGCTACTATTTCACAACATATAGCAGCGGCAAAACTAATTCCGGAAGCAATGAATAGTCCTTTACGTAATTTGCGATCTGATTCTATTTTATCATAGACTTCATTAGTATTTGTATAGTCATCATCATATCTGTAGACTTTAGTTCCGATAACACCGGCTGTAATAGCAAGAGCCGTCCCAATGCCAGCACAACCAATAGCGCCGTATTGATACTTTGCCGACTTTTCAAGATAGATACCAGCTTCCCTGACAACATTCGGTTTTCTTCTACTCTCTGTTACGCTTTGGCTACTTTGAGCTTTCTCTTTCTTTGCCCATTTCTCCAACTCTTTGTTTTGTGCAGATACAAAGATAGTTACGGCGAATAATAACGCCATTGTAATAGTGATTTTCTTCATGTCTATTTGTCTATTGTAAATTTTACTGTAAGTGTAAATGAAATGTGTGTTTTTTATTCTTTATAGATTTGCAATACCAAAATAAATATATTTTCATAGCATTTTTAAGTTATAAATAATTGTTTTAATATTGCTTATTGGAAAAATCTATTATGGTTATTGCACTTATTCCATTAACTTCATTTGAATATTGTTGTTGAATATATTCTGCAGAAATTTCATCAGTGCTATTAATGATTGCTTTGATATACATAGGGAGGGTTTTATGCTCACCTAAATGAGAGTCTTTTTTATATATAATTTCTGTTCTTGCATTTGCAAGAAAATACTTCTTAAGGAAAGATTCTATATTCTTAGGTATTAATTCACAGCATAAAATACATGAAAGAGGAATTGACCTTTCAAAAAGTTCGTTAAAAGTGACTCTTTTCTTTTCAGTATCAATAATATTTTCCTTCAATTCAAGAGCTCCAGCAAGATAAACACCTTCATTTTTTATATCTTTAGGACAACGACTTTTTGATACAGAATTTGTGTAAAGTGCATATAAAGGAATTGAATTATTCTTTAGAGCATCTTTAATTAATAGTTCTATCTGTTCGCCTTTCTTGTAATTTAATGCTTGGTAAATAGATCTAGTGGGTATTATTCTTTTTGCTTGAACTCTGAATTTATAATTTCTGTGTGGATAAATAAACCACCATTCCCAATCAGCACCCGTTACTCTGGCTTCTTCGTGATGAGAAAAAGTTAGACTTGTGATATTAGATATTCTTTCTCCCATTTGATAAAGAAGCCAATCTGTGATAGATTCCTCTTTTACATTTTCTTGCTTTCTAATCCATTTTTGTATCTTTTGGGATATTTTCTCTAAATTTTCACCATTTGAAGCCATATTCAAGTAAGGATTAAACATTGAGTTAAAAAAGATAAGTGGAGATTTATCTCCACTTATGATGAATATCACTGTTCAGGGTTATGGTAGTCATTATATGAAACCTCTTCGTCGCAGTCAAGAGAAGAATACTTATGGTCTCCTTTCTGGTATAGAACAATATGTAATCTTTTTAAAATTATACTAAGCAATTCTTCTTTGCTTATAATCGTATCGAATAAATTCATATTGACAATATACTCTTTCCCACCTTGACTTTGTTCCTTATCTATACAGATTAATGAGATGGAGGGTTTTTCTGTCCCATAAATAGATAATCCAACTAATTTAAATCTCTCCGTATCAAGTTGGACATATTTAGCTATTTCGTCTAAACTATTGCCGCCAATAAAGTCTGTAATGTCAGCTGCTGCTGTACCTACTAAATCATTGTATTGCACTGATGCTTTCATATTATTAATGGCGAATCCCTTATCAACACGTGCCCAAAGGTTTACATATACCTCAATCCGGCTTTACGGATTACGTGTTGAGAAGGGATTCATCTGATGTAATTATTCGGGCAGTGCTAAAGTAGGGATATTATTAGATATATCAAAATAAAAGCGGAGTTTTTTACACTCCGCTTTTCAATAATAAATTGTATGATTAGAAGTTTGCCACCTCATAATATTTAAAGAAGTAATACATAGCAACCTTATGCCATTTGGTTAGATCCTTATCTCCGGAGAGAACAGAAGACACGGTGCACTTGTCTATGCCGGTGTAGTTACTCAAATGCTTGGCTTTTAAACCAAGTTTGTCCATACGCCCTTTGATCCATTCAACGGAAATGTTGTCGATATCCTTACGGTCAAAGTTTACAGCGGATACAGTCAGCTTCCAGTCTTCGGGGATCTCTCCCTTAAACATCTCACGTACGCGTTCGGTCAGTTCCTTTTTAGAGAGAAACTTGTCATTTACCAGGTCCTTTTGTTCGGCACGAACAATCAGGCGTCCTTCTGAGTAGGAGACGATTTCAATAACGATGTGTCCGTAGCGGCGGTACTGCTTTGCGAACTCTTCGAGCCGTTTTTTAACCTCTGCAGTGAGAGGGAGTAATTCTAAATTTTTCATGTTGCATCAATTTACGATTTGACAATCGGGTTAATATTCATTTTAAAAGGTGGGGGAAAATCCCCCACCAGAATCACAATTTGATAAGTTCCAACTTCTTTATGTCGAAAATGGCAATCTGCTTATTTTCACGCCCGAATTGCTTCGCTTCTTCAAGGTTGGTGAAAATCCGGACACTGTCAAAATAGAACTGTTCGTTCTCTTCATTCAGCCATCCGCCGACTTTCTTTTCGTGCACTAAAGCATGGTTAAGAACTCTTTCCAGTCCTTCTTCTCCGAAACTGTCTTGTGTTTCGAGATAGGCGACTGAAATACCTTTTGTGACCTTTTTTAAGGTTGTCAGGTCAACCGTGAACCCCGTAGGGTTCGCCTTGGCTATCTTAAGTATAGCCGAGATTAATTGTTCCATAATATAAAGAACTTATGCGGACGTCACCCGCGTTTGTTATGACTCTGCAAATATATAGAAAAGTTTGTTAGTAGCAAACTTTTTAGCCTGATATTTTAGTGGTTTCTTATTTTTTCTTCCAACTCATCATGCTTTCGGACTGATTCATCCATCGAATAAAGCGCATCCATCAGACTGCCTTTCCGGACTGCATCCTTTTTCGTCATGTCAGAGTTGGCGAGGGTATCCAGTAGACGCAATTGTGAGTCAAAGACATTGTTCTTGATGCTTCCTTCCTGATCGGAGAAGACCCGCGGAAAATGATAACCTAAATTGATCATACAACCTGTGATAAACCAGTACATGATTATTTTCTGTGTATCCGGCAAATGGCGGAGCAATGCAGCGTCTTTATCCAGGCGACTGATATCGAATGTTTTTCCACGGTGCCAAAGGCAGGCCAACAGATGATTGATTTTTTGCGGATCTTGGCGCATGGCATCCCGGTAGGTCTGCATATAAATAAATTGCTCGAATGTGATATCGTACAGACCATCATCAGGACCGATGAACTTTCGCATCCGGATGCGTAGAGCGGGATATGGGTTGGCAAAGCAATCCGGCTTGATATAATAGTTCATTGTGCGGCTATATTTATCGGTTTCCCTTTCAAAGAGAAATTCAAATATGTTAGCAAGGCTATTGACTTCTTCCGGAGTGAGCAGGTATTTCTTTCTCCGGACACGAAAACGCACATTCTCACTTTCCTTACCGACTGATAGATGTACCTGGTTACCGTAGATCTTCCGGTGTCGGGTGACACGTGCTTTCAGGCAATACAGCAGCATATAGATTTTAACTTGCTCAAGGGAGACGTCCTTTTGCGTCAGCTTAACCAGGTATGCCAGTTCTTGATTGCTCAGTTCGTCCCAGGTTGCAGGTAACTGATAGATATCGTCGTAAATCTGTATTTGATGCATAACTATGATATTGAGGTGAATAGTTTCTTTTCTTTAGAGTTAAAGTTTATGGCCGTAGATGGCTTGGTGACGCCCAGCTCTTCGGCATTTGCATTCAGAAAGCTGTTTATCTTACCGGAATAATAATCGGCTTGTTGGGCAAAGAAATTGCCTGTTTCCGTACTGTCTTGATAGACTGGCCGGAGGACCGGTTGATATTCCGGAGCGTTTGTTCCGGTTCGTTCCTGGCGTGAAGTCTGCGAAGTGTACAGTTCTGCCGATTTGTTTGCCAGGTACCGGATTACATATTCCTGCAGGATCTTGAACTTTGCGTCGAGATCTGCCATGCTCAGTAACCGGTCATATAAATCATCCGTCAGTATTTCCCGGACATGGCGTTCCTGAAGCTGCTGGATAGTAGGCAGCATGGTACGGTAGGTTAGGGTAGAGTAGTCGATATTCACTAACCCGATATCCTGATAATCCTGAGCTGACCGGATGAAACACGGCACCTGGTTAGTGATGCTTACATGATCCGCATAATCCGGATACTTCAATTTGTTGCGTTCCAGGTAATCAAGCAAACGATCAAGAGCCTGCATGCCTCGGTAGAATAGACTTACTTTCGCTGCAGCAATTTTTGCTTCATTGGCAGGCGAACGTTTACCCTGTTCGTTCTGAACTGTTATTCCGCTGTCTCCGAAGCTGATGCCAAGTTCATCGGTGGCGAGTGCAAGGGTGAGCGGACCGAGGCAGCGCAGGATCTTGTCTTTGAGTGTTGTGTCTTCGCCGGTATTGGCGATATCAACGATCACATTGCCAACTTGCGGCTCGATATAGATATCAAGCGCGTCATTGATATAAGGCGATACAGACTCATAGGGTATCGCTGCATTGATTTTGACAACCGTCTTTAAGGTTTCAATGTCGGGGATGATGGTACTCATTTCTCTTCTGTTTCTGGTGTTAGACCTGTATTTTTAACTGCACCGGTGCCTTGATCCAGTGTTGTCAACTGACAATTAGTGATTGAGAAGTAGATATCTTTCGGCCAGTCATTAATTGCTTTGGCAAAATAAAGAGGTTCGAGCGTGGCATCCTGATACATTTTCATGAGTGCCTGCTCGATAGTAAACAGTTCCCGGGCCTCTGTTCCGTTGATACTTTTACCTTTGCCTGGCGAAGCTCCGATAATCGAAGGGTGTACGCCCATGGCGTAACAGATGGTATTGCTTACTTCTTCGCTGTCTTCGATATATTCGCCGCCGATCTGTTGGTTGGTCAGTGCGGAGATGATGATATCTTTGTCCTCAAACCCTTTGATTTTGTCGTACCGGAATTCGGCTACAAAGGCTTTACCGGCATTTTCTTCACCTGCTAGGAAATCGTTCATTTCCTTCAGGAAATCTTCGCGGCATTGGGCTTTCTCTTCATCGGTAGTGAGTCCTTTAGCTTTATAGAGCTTGTCCCAAAATGTATCTTTAATGTAGATAACATACCGCAAGGTCATTTGATTCTTAATCAGGGCCTTTTTATAGACTGGTATGGCAGAACTAAAGTCATACCATCCGGAAGCGAAGACAGACCACCAGTAGGGGCGACAGTAGTAGAACCGTCCGGGCGTATTGATACGAATGTTATGGATGAAGTTCCGTTCCTTGACTATTTCGTTCTTCCCGTCTTTATTAGGCAGTTTACCCATGCGGATTTTCATGTCGCGCAGCGAGCTTTGCCGGTCCAACAACGGGGTTGCAATAACGTCATCGGGTGAACCTTTATGCCATTCGGCAGAATAGCCGTGCCATTCACTTTTTCCGGTTTTCTCATCAATTTTGCTGATCCGGGAGCATGTTGCTTCTTTAGATTTGACCTGTACGAGTTTAGGCGGGTTATTACTGTCAAATAGGTATTCGACATAAGAATCGTAGAAAATAGCCAGGTCATTGGCTATCTCGTGTCGGATCAGTGAATAGTTGTTATTTTCAATGAATTCAAAGATTTCGGGATATTCTTCCGGCATAACTTCTTCTTTGACGATTTTTCTTGTTTGATGATCCCGGTATTTTCGATATACCATCACACCATCACCGTAGATTATTTTGTTCTTAAATTCGATATTACTACCTACGGTGACATTGTGACCTATCTTTTTCATAATGTCATACATCATGTTGTTGTTTCGGCCACGGGGTACAAATTCGATGGGTTGACTTTTGCCTTTTGGGACAACCGGAATGGCGTTAGTTTCCTTATCAGTGACAATGTCGCTATTATCACTGAACTTGATGACTTCTTTGCCACCTTTCAACACTGCATAAGTGCCGTAACCGGGCTTATTCAATTCTATCTTTTCCATTAAAAATACACTTTGAGGTTATTAATCCGGGTAATCAGGCAGCGGCGGATCTTGCGAGGGCTGCTTTCGCCTGCAGGCAATACATTGATGGTACTACCTTCGCTGTGAAAAGATGTGAGTACAGCCCGTTCGTAAGTGACCAGCTCACCGGTACTACGTTTGCAATATTGCAGGGAGAATTCGACCGGTCTTCCGTCCTTGCGTTTCTCCATGATCTCAGTGATCTTACTTTGGTGAATGCGATCTAACATATATTATAATGCCTATAATGATGGATAATAAGATGATACCGATGGCTATACTTCTTTCAATGTCTGTTCCGGACTCTGTTTGCTTTTGGCTCTCCTGCTGGGTGTATTCGTTCGAGAATCCTGTATCTGTTTTCTGAAATGATACAGAGTCAGAAGTTTCAGACGAAACATTTTCCCGGTTCTCGATTTGCTTCCGGATTTCGCTCCCCTCGACTTCCAGTTTCGATGTCGGGGGTAGACCGGTAGTTGGATCCGCTGGTTGCGACGTGTCAAAGTGCCAGGTAATCTTCCACTTGTTACCGTTGATGTCGGTTTGCGTCTGGGCTTGGCTGGTGATGTTGCCATGAGCTTTGCCTGATAGTCTGACACTAACGCTATCTGCTTGTTCAGATACACGCATAGAAGAATGCTGAGAAGCAGAGCGGCAGTTACACAGCAGTAGGGCAATAAGTATTGCAAAAATAAAAGGTTGTGCATAAGGCTTTATGATTTTCGGTGTATACATGATAGGTCTGTACATTTATAGGGTTTAAGTTCATTGTAGAGTTTGCGGTTGTTGTCTACTTCAGACTTGACTTTGTCTACCTCAGAACGTAATTCCTTACGTTCTGCACGCATATCGGTAATGTCTACACGTAAGTCGGTAATGAGTTCTTGATACACATCTTGCATAGCTTTCATTGCATTGGCTTCTGCTTGCTTTTTGGTGTACTTCATGGTGATGATAGCTGTCAGGAATGACATAAGACCACCGCCTAATACGAAAGTTAAGATTGTTTGGGTTAATGGGTTCATTGCTTCTTTTTTATGCAAAGGTATCGCCTGAGAACGTGCCTATAAAGGACAGGAGCGTAGCCTGAAGGCATCAGGGAGGTACCCCACGCGAGGGGCGTTCTGAGGGGGGGGAGGGTAGCATATAAGAGGAAAAATTATGTTTCAGCCTGAAAATTGATTTCAGGGCGATGCGGGGTCTTTCGACGGAAAAAGGGGAAATTTTTCCCCTTTTGAGCTCCATTTTTGCTATGGTACAATTACTTAGATTTTTTTTCATGGGAATACCATGAGAAACAAAAAAAATCGCCCGAAAAATGCACCGGCACAAACTTTTGTCGTGATCGCAAGCTGTGACGAAAGTTTGTGCCGGTACATTTTTCGGGGTTTCCCCCTCACATTCACACCTTTGGCATGAAAGAGAGGTAGAGCGGTAAGCGTAGACGCTTCTATAATCTCCGTTTCTTTTCCGGAACTCCCTGAATCCTTTCCTATTGTGCACGGTATATCTCGCCTTTTGCCCCGCAAATGTAGGTCACCGGTCTGAAAAGCAAGATTAAACGCTGTTTCGGGCAAAAAATCTCCACCTTACAGGTAGTATTCAAGCGTTCCGTTTTCCCGAAAATCTTGCTGTCATTCATCCCGGCACCTCAATTATTGCGGTATCAAAAGGCGAAACATACCGCGCGCGACAAGCGACGGAATAAAAAAAAGTCGTTCCAGGAAACGGAGAAAATTCAAAAAAGGCTCACACCCGACGGCTCAAAGTTCAAGAATAAACTAAAATCTAAAGTTATGGCAGCAAAAAGAAACATTCCCGAGGCATGGAAACAACAGTGGTCTAAATTCATGTTCAACTTTTTTGATTATTTACCTACAAAGTACGAAGCGAACAAACGTGAATGGGCTATCAGAAAGATGATATGGGACTTTAAAGACGGAAAGCGTAGTGTATCAGTGGCGGAACTGATAGCAAAGAAGTTACGGTCACAGTTTGGCGCAGATTGCGAAAATGTAACGTTCGTATGTGTTCCTGCAAGTTCTGCAGAGAAAAACGAAATCAGATACAAGGTATTTGCCGAGGAAGTGACACGGCTAACAGGCTGCAAGAACGCATACGGGGCAATCACTATCGAGGGCGGACGCTTGGCGATCCATGAGACGAAAAGCAGTAAGACGGTACAGGACGTTGAAGTTATTAAGTTTGATAAAGGCTTTTTCAATGGTAAAAGAGTACTCCTTTTTGATGATATACTGACGCAAGGTCATTCTTACGCTCGTTTTGCTTGTGCTTTGGAAAAGTTAGGTGCAAAAGTGTTGGGAGGCTATTTTTTAGGTAGAACAATTCTTTCTTATAACTAATATAATTCTTTTGTTATGAATACTTTATTCGATAATGATTGTCGTTACATGAGTGACAGTGAACTGATTTACGAGATTAGCAATAACAGGCAGATTGTTTCAGACGTTGAACGCAGCAACGGGGAGATAGACATCGACAAGCTGTTTGCATCCTTGACGCCTGGACGTAAGAAAGTAGCCGTGGCAGCGGTGGAGATGTACAAGAGACAGCAGTCTCAACAGGTTGAACGCAGGCTTATACGAATGAGCAAGGATGTATATGATTTGATGCAGCCGTTAATTGGTGATTTACGGAATGAGGAGTTTTGGGTAGTGGCTATTAATAATGCATCCCGAATAATCAAGAAAGTACAGGTTTCAGTAGGCGGTATAGACCAGACTTC